GTGAACAATCAGACCTTGTTATTGGTGTAACAAATGACGCGGGCGGATCAGTTATTGATAAAGTTGTAATAGATGTTCCTGGTAATAATAACTTTGTTCTTACACCAAATAACGGTACTACTGAGCATAAAATATGGCATGAAGGAAATGACGGACATAATTCTGGATTAGATGCTGATTTGCTCGATGGAAATCACGCATCAGCGTTTGCTAAAATTAATACAAAGGTTTCGGTTTCAACTCCAACATCGGCCAACCATGCTACAACAAAATCATACGTTGATGATGGAATTACAAATCTCGCTAATTCAAAGGCAGATGTAAACCACAATCACGATACTCAATATGCGGCTAAAGATCATACACATAGCGGATTTGTTAATACATCCGGAAATGAATCAATTAGCGGGTATAAAAATTTTACTACTGGTATTAAGTTGTCGTCAAATGTAAGCCTTATTGGTAGTCGTGCTGGTACGATCGACACCTTAGACGTGTACGCGAATGATATTATATCTTTCCAAACCGCTTCCAGAGCCGAACGTCTGAAAATCGATTCCGCCGGAAACGTGATTATTGGAAAGACTGATACAAGCCCATGGGATAATTCAAGCGGTGATGGTGTTGGTACAGTGATGCGACAAGATGGTGTAGTAGGTATTACAAGAAATAATGGCACGCCGTTATATGTCAATCGTATTGGCACTGCTTCTACAATTATTTCTGCAAGATCGAATGGTTCAGAAAAGTTCATAGTAGGCTGTAGTAAAGATACTGCTGGAAAAGAATCACCATTCTTAAGGCTTGGTAATGCTGATGTAAATAAATTTTGCCAAATCCAATTTGGTGATAAAACTGATCACGATATTGGTCGTATTATTTATTATCATAATAGTGATACTATGCAATTTATCACTAATAATACGACAAAATTTAGAATCCACAAAGATGGCGGTGCCGATCTTCCGAAATCTACAATTGCTCAAATTAACTCCTCTAACGATAAAACAATTGCTACTAAGGAATATGTAGATTACAAGGTAGCTGGAGTTTCGACTGGAAAATTATATCACGTTAATGCAGTTCAAAAATCTCGGTCTTATTTTCTTACCCATGCCTATAACTCATCGAGTAATGTAAAGCCAAACGCTACTGTTAAAAATTATGCAATGAGCATATTCCCAAACTTATCTGCTGGCGATACAGTATCAGTAGTTTGGGGATATAGAACGCACGATATTAGTAATGGTACGACGTACGCATTCCACTATGCCACAACACTGTATAGCGTCGTAAATTCTAGCACTTGGAATGTAATAAACAACGGGAGAATAATTTAAAAATAATATATAATAATGAATAATCACGTAATAGTATTTAATAAGGTCTCAAAAGAGTATTTTGCGGTAGTATCGCCTAATGCAATAGATCAAGTTGATAAGAATTTTTTTACTACCAAGACTGTAGAATTTAATGATACTACCCACGAATGGGATGGAGGAAACCTTGATAATGGACAAGTTATTGCCAAAGGTGATTCTATTCCTGTAATAACTGAAAGTGATCTAGACGCGACTTGCGGAAAATCTATTACAGATGTATATCAAACACACCATGAATTAAATGCAATTATTGATGTATTGAGTCAAATTATTGAAACACAAAATATGTCAGGTGCTGCTATAGATAAGTTTAATGAAGTAAAAAACTTTATAGCTAATCGCAGATTGATAAATGAACGATATAAATTGGCTTATCAAAACGACACTTTGTGGAATTACGTGTCTAAAGAACAAGAACAAGAAGATATCGACCGTTTGTATGATGGAGGATTATATGAGAAAATAACAACGGATTTATTGTATGAATCATTTGAATGAAATTTCTGATCTTTTACATGTTTATCCAAACTTCTTATCTGAAGAAGTATGTAATGAAATAGTTGAATATTCAGAAAAAAGGCCAAACATATTTCGTGATAGAAGCAAAGAATATATAAATCGCGGAGTTGATGGTGACGTAGGAAAATATTACGCGGCTGAGATAAGCCGTAAAAGTTTAGTGCCTCTATGGAAAAAATATTTTAGAGATTTAATGTTTAAGGAATTTGCTCCGGTTGAGGTGCAAATCAATAAGTATGATATAGGAGCATTTATTCCTCCGCATGTTGACAACAACATGGCTTTTCACACAATTTGTGTTCCATTACAAACAGATCCTGATAATTGTTTAATTTTTGGAGATAAAGAAGTTTATCATAATAATATAAATATCAACGAAGCAGAGAAAGAAGAAAAAATTAAAGTATTTAAAGATAAAAAGGGATATGGCTATCATTTTGAAGGAATGAAACCAGTTCATTGGGTTCCACCAGTTACTTCTAAAAGATACAGTTTAGTAATCATATTTTAAGATCATGAATAGACAACAACATACATTTACAAACATTAAAACAAAAGTTAATACTATTTTAAGTCATGCAAATAGTTTAGGCTTTAAAAGAATCGAAGGTATCGATAGACGCGAATCACACATACACGATAACTTAGAAACTCTTTCTGATTATGAGTTTATAAGCTCACGAGCAGTAGCTAAAAATAATGAGCTATTTAATGCTATTGAAGATTTAGCAGAAACAATAGGACTAAAAGACAAAGTTCTTGTTTCATCATTTATGCAATTACAAAGCGGTGACTTTTTAGAGTGGAGCGATATCGATTATTGGAAAGAAAATACAATTGGAAAGTTCTTTTCAATCGCATTAACAAGTGGCAATTCAATAGAATTTAAAGACGGAATAGTCCAAGTTCCCAAATATGGAGCAATTGAATTTAATACTGGTGATGTTCATCGTATTCGGCCCGTCACTTCAAAACAAACATGGTTGGTACTAATGATACCAGATTATTTTAATCTCGTTTAAAGATATTAACTATTTACAACTTATATAAATAAGATTATGGCAGCAATAATTACATCAGAATTTAGAAAAAACTCCCGAAAGATTTTTACTAATGATATTAAAACTTCAACGGTAGATGACTACTTTATTGGATTAGGTAAGACAGATAGTTGGTCTGATACAGCTGATGCTGAAGGCAATCAGGTAACTGAATATAGCAGACAATTTTCTGCTCCTTTACCAACTGACACAATTGTTAATAAGAACGACGTGTTAGAGAATCTTATGGTTCTAGTAAGAACAAAGTCAGCAGAGGTTTTTAACGTTATCCCGAGAAACAATTGGGCATTCAATCGTATCTATAAGGTATACGATCCAACCGATCCAAGATGTTTTGATTACGAAACAATCGATGGTGTTGCACATTATCCATGCTATGTTACTTCTAATGATAGAATCTATATGTGTCTTTCTAATGTTGATAGCAACGGAGAGATCATGGAATCAACTACAGCTATTCCATCTGGAGCAGGTGCACCAGAACTAAGTTATCACACACCGCAAAGGCTTTCTAATGGTGAAGGTTATGTTTGGGCGTATGTAACATCTTTAGATGAAGATTCTAAATTTTACACAGATCAGTTTGTAAATTATACATATCCTACGCCTGGAATTGAAGAACCATATAATGCCACTGGTGGTTTAATTTATGATTTTAAAGTTATTAATGGAGGAGGAGCAAGTGTTACCTCTGACAATTGTGTAATAAAAATAGTTGGTACAAATCGTGATGGCGGTCCTGGTGGAGCAATTGAACCACGAACTGACGTAGTAATACACGAGAATAATACAACTGAACCTCAGTTTAATGTAACATTCGGTCCTAATGGTATTGAATCGATCAAATATAAGTTAGATGGTAATAACGATGCGGCTTGGGTAAAAGACTTTTTATCTGCTTCTATTTTAGTAAAAGTCGGTGCAACGGGTAATGAGGTTATTAATGAAGATATTGATATTATACCATATGTTTTACCATATGAAGGTTTAGGAAAATATCCTGACAATGATCTTCCTTCTTATTATGCTGGTATTGCAGTCGATTTTATTGGTGAAGTTGATGGAGAAGCACCAGTTGGTTACAACGTTGATATTCGTCAGATTAGTTTAGTAAAAAATCCTGAAAGAAACCCAGCTGTAACATCTTTAACGGATAATGACGACGATACTAACGAAGGCTTCTATACAAGTGAAGAAGCGTATGACGCATTAAAGTATCTAACACTTACAGCTTCTTCTTTACAAAGAGATTATATCGGCCGAGATTTTATTATTGAACAAGAAGGTACCGGAGCAAAAGCATGGTTAGACTATGCGGATAATGTAAATGAAAGATTATATTATCACCAAAATAGTTCACCTCTTGTTAACTTTAAAAAGTTTTCACCTACAGAAGGAGAAGATAGAAAAGTAAAAATTACAAGTATAGCGGGTTTCTGGGACAATGAAGAATATCCGGTTCTTAGCTGTGAAGATCCTGAGTACTTACCACAAACAGGTGAAGTTATTTTTTATGAGAATAGAAAGCCTATAAATAGAAACTATAATCAAACTGATGAAGTAAAACTTGTTATTCAATTCTAATGGCCATAAAAACTTATCAAGTCCCACCATATGTCGACGATTTTGCGGTAGAAGACATTAATTTTAATAATAAGACGGCTGAGGAAAAGAACTTTCTTCGGATTCTTTTTAAACCTGGTGTTAGCGTACAAGTGCGCGAACTTAACCAGATGCAGTCTATTCTACAAAATCAAATTGACAAAGTTGGTAGAGGTGTTTTTAAAGAAGGTCCAGTTCCCGAATTAGCTACAGAAGCAACACTAGATCGTTCTATAAGTTATGTCGATTTAGATATAGATCCAGCACTTATTACTGGATTGGTTCCGTATTTAAACCTTGTTAATGAAATTCGACTTGATTATAATCCTGCAGTAAGTCCTCAGCCTTTTATTAATGCTGAGGTATTGCACTATCAAGCTCTTCCAGAAACAAATAGATTTAGATTTTTTATCAAGTATCTTAACTCGGTACAAGATGATAACGGCGATAATGTACAAGAGTTTGATCATTTAGCAAGTCCTTCACAGGTTGTAGAATTAGCTAATCTTGTTGAAACTGAGTTGCAAACTCAATATGCGGCTGGAACAAATTTCGGTACTGTAGTCGATACTGGTAAAGCTATTCATGCAAAATCCGAAGAAGGTGTATTCTTTGTTAAAGGTCAATTTGTTTATGCTGAAGATCAAGATATTTACGCAAAGGTTCCTGCAGACGATTACCTTATTAATGCTAAACTTGTTTTTAAAGTAGTTGAAACTATTGTAAACTACCAAATGGATAGATCCTTACTTGATAACGCTGCTGGTTATCCAAATGAAACTGCACCAGGTGCAGATCGTTATACGATTGATCTTCAATTGTCAATCTTAAGTAAAGATGTTTCAGATAATGACGAACTCTTTATTGATGGTCATGAAAAGATTTTTGGTTATAATACGCCTGTAGGTGATACGCTATCTCTTTTAGAAGTTGATGATAGCGCAGTTGTTCAAGTTGCTCGACCAGAATTTAGCGGAATTACAGACGTATTAGCTGAACGTACACGAGAAGAAAGCGGAGACTATACATTAGACCCGTATCTTATTGATATTACTGGATTCTATAATGATACTACAGACGATTCTAAATGTGGTCGTGGGGTATATAGCGCAGAGCAAATGCTTGATAGCGATGTCGTTATTCCTGCTAATGATATTTCTGGGGTAGCTGCTGGTCAATTATCCGAGAAATCAGAAGCAGATAGAATCAAATTTGGTGAATCACGTTTTGTAGTAGGTGTTGAACCATCTGTAGCATACGTCGATGGTTATCGAATTGCTGAACCCGAAAAAATTAATGTTGTAGGAAGAAAAGCCCGTACGACTTCAGAGTTTCAACAAACGTATAGTAACGCTAATCTTGGTTCATATCTTTTAGGTACTGTGTTTACTGGAGCACCTTCATTTGATGTAGATACAGTATATGATATTACAGATACAGGTGGATCTAATACTTTTGCTACATGTAGAGTGCGTTCAATTGAAAGAAACGGATCGCAATATAGGTTGTATGTTTATGATATTCAATTTGCTGGTTCTTATACTTCTTTAACAGGAGCAACTACAATTACAAGTGGAGCATTTAGTTTTACAATAGATACTACTGATGGTGTTGGTCTATATGATCCACAATACAATAAATCAATTTATAAACTTCCAGCTGATTTTATTAAGTCGGTTAAAAACCAATCTGAAGAAATCGAGTTTACTGCAAGAAAAGTATTTACTCCTCAATCTCCAACAGCAACTACAGTAGTACTTCAGCTAACTAGTCCTGATAGATTCGAAGAATTCGGTACTGATTCATATATCATAATTGATGCTAGCGGTAATATAAAAGCGGTGAGTCAAGCGGTGCGCAACGAAGAAACAAATAATAATCAAGTAACACTTACGAGCTCTGGTATTGATACCAACGGCACAGTGTCGGTTATAGCATCATATCGTACAAGCTTAACTAAAAAGGCAAAAGCTCTTACATCTATTACAGACGAAGTGTTGTCGGGAGATAATACCACTGTTAATACAAACACCGAGATTGAATTAGCTAATCATGATATTATTGCAATAACATCGGCTCAAGATTTTGCCGGTAATAATATTGATAAGGAGCTTTTTATTCTTGATAATGGTCAAAGAGATGGTTGTTATAAGAAAGGAAAGGTTAAATATATTGGTCCTGAAATAACTGCTTCTGGTGCTGGTACAGGTGGACTTAAAATATCTTATACGTATTTTGCACATGGAGGAGGAGATTACTTCTCAGTTGATTCGTATTCAGTTGATTATCCAGAGATTCCATCGTATAAAGATATTCGACTTTCTGATGCTCTTGACTTTAGAGCTAAACTCGGTGGTGGTGATGCTGGTACACACTTAGATCCTAATAGTACTATAGACGCTCAAATCCAATATTATCTTTCTCGTGTTGATAAACTAGTTGTTACTCGTGAAAGTGAATTTAAACTTATTGAAGGTATTCCAAACGTAGTTCCTGAAGAGCCGAGTATTCCATCAACAGCGATGCACCTCTATACTCTCCATGTTCCGGCATATACGTTTTGCCATACCATGATCGAAACAAGTTTTATCGATAATCGTAGATACACAATGCGAGATATCGGTAATATTAATTCGCGAGTAAATAATCTAGAATATTATACTACTCTATCGTTACTTGAAAGAGAAGCTAACGGTAAGCAAATATTTGAAACATCTTCTGGTAACCCATACGATAGGTTTAAGAACGGAATTATTGTTGATAGTTTTGCTGGTCACGATGTAGGAAATATATTTGATTCGCATTATAATTGTTCAATGGATTCGGAAGATCCAATTCTTCGACCGTATTTCGAAACACGCAGCATCCCATTTACACAAACTGGCAATAGTCAAGATACTAATAATGTATCGATTAATGATGGAATTGCTACTCTTTCGTATTCAACTGGTCCAGCATGGATTGATCAGCAAAAAGCTGCAGTATCAATCAGTGTTAATCCTTATGATGTTGCAACTTGGTTAGGTTCTTTCAAACTTTCTCCGTCATCTGACGAGTGGATGGAAACTCGAAGAGCGCCAAATATTGTAAACGAAGTTGGCGGAAGTCTTTCTGACTTAAGAGCAGAAGTTAATCGTGTTAATCAAATGGGTACACGATGGAATTCTTGGCAAACTACATGGACGGGTCGACCTGTAACACGAACTACTAAAGAACGAAGAGACCGCACTGGAATTCCTTGGGGCCGAGGTCCCGGTAGAGGTTGGGTTCGTAGAGTTACTACTACTACTACTGAATCAAAACAGGTGCGAACAGGAATTAGAACTACTGC